AAATTAGCCTGACGGGTCAGGAACAGCGTGCAACAATCGGCAAGACCGGTGAAGAAACACGACTTACTGACTTGCAACAAGAGATGTTTAGGCGCTATAAAGAACAAAGAGATTACGAGCAGGCTCAGAGCCAATACCGAGTATGAAGGAATGGATTCAAGGTTTAACCGACAAAGACCGCGAATCCTTCTTAGCATTCTGCAAACGATCTAGTTCTCCGATCCAGATGTACCTGTATGCCCGTTTTCTCGGGTTTACAGGCAGCATCGTGGAGTGTGATGACTGGTCGAAAAAAGAATACAAAAAGAGGGATTTTACAGGTCTCCTTGAGATGGAGATCGACTCCATGCAGGCTGATATTGCCAAGCTTCGTGAAGCAATTGATATGGGTATGGTGAAACAGGATATGGGCACATCGCGCATTGCGATGCTTCAAAAAGAGTTGCGTGGAGCGATCAAGCAGTTGACCGACGAGAAAATCTTAATGGATAAGCAAGGACTGATCCTCGCTGGTGCAGACCGTGCGCTGCGTGAGATGTTATCGATCTTCCGAGATGATCCAATCGAAGGCCCACTCCAGGAAGCCTCAATGGGTGTTTGGACAAAGATTCTCCAAGAGGAGTCGTAAAGAGTAATACGCTATGCTACGGGCATAGTGATAACGAATACGCGTGGCTGGTACAAGCATTTATTCTGTTTATCGGCGTACTGCCCGTGCAGCTGCTCAAAAGCGTGTAGTCAAACAAACGAGTACTGTTGATGTACAGAGGGCGCGGGTAGATTTTGCTTATTTTTGTGATGTAGTCGGCGATAAACCGCCTGCACGTCACCATTTGGAATGGCATAGGCAGCTCTGTACTGGAGAAGATTCTGTCTGCCTTCGTGGCATTGCTGGTCCGAACATTGATATTCTGGCCCCACGGGGTAGCGCGAAGTCCTCGGTTTTAGGTCTTTTTACGGCGTGGACAATTGGTGTCCATGCGTTGCACAAGATGCCGCTAAAGATCCTTTATATCTCTTACACGATTGACGTTGCGCGACCAAAAAGTGCTGCGATTAAACGAATCATTGAGGAGAGTAAAACCTATGGTGAAATCTTCCCAATGGTTAAGATCGCGAAGGGGATTAATTCCAACGAGTATTGGAGTATTGATTGGAAGTTCGCTGGCATTAAATCGACGGGTGAAGAAGAATTCACTGTTTGCTGTGCAGGTTTGAAGGGTGCTGTGACCTCCAAACGTTCACATCTTTGCATCATCGACGACATCTGTAAGTCTGCCGATGAAATTAAGAACAGAGACATTCGAGCTGCGATGGAAGATAACTGGAACTCAGTTATTGTTCCCACGATGTTTGAAGGTGGTCGGGCTATCTGTCTTGGGACGCGATTCCGCCATGACGACATGCACGGCACCACGTTCATCCCAGCAAATGACTGGGTACAGCTGGTGCAATCCGCAATTATTCCTGATGAAGAGGGAGAGGAGGTTTCGTATTGGCCAGAAATGTGGTCCCTGGAATATTTGCAGGATCGTCGACGACAGGCACCGATTGCCTTTAGTTTTCAGTACCAGAACCAGATTGTTCAAACCAGTGAACTGTCTCTTTCTCCTGATTTGATTGTTAAAGGAGCCATCGCCACTCAGTTCGATTCCCTTGGTGTCGGAGTTGATTTATCGGCAGGTGTTAGGGAGCAGAATGATTACACCGTTTTTGTCATGGGCGGAAGAGTCGGAGACAAAATCCATATTGTTGACTGCAAGCGGATTCGGATTATGGGGAACCTAGAGAAACTAGAAGCCCTTATGGAGATGATGGAAGAATGGGGTGTTGTCCACAAGGACAACGGTAGATATTTCCCCACAGGCAGCAATGTAGACATTTGGTCAGAAGCTGTTGCATACCAGGCCTCTCTGGAGGCGGACTTCAAGCGTATTTGTTTAGGGGATCATGGGTTGTACAACTTGAACTGGCACGCGATCAAAGGATTCCGTGGCGACAAGGTCGCACGATTCCGTGGGATTATGGGTTTATTTGAGCAGCGGAAGATTATTTTTAATAAATTCCGTCGTTTTGGGCCGTTAACCGACGAGATCATTAACTTCGGCGTAAGCTCACACGATGACTGCGTCGACGCCCTCGTCTGGTTATGTAACGGATTGATGACCCGTGGGAAGTTGGAGCTTGAATTTTAAATCTAGAAGTGAATAGGGATAAAGTATTTTGGACCTAAACTAGGAGAAGCCTTTTCCAATGTCCACCAGCTACTACACCATTGAGCTTGAGCAGGATGCTTACGGCTCTGCTGTTATTCCTCTCCCCGATGAGCTGTGTCACGACATGGCGCTTCAACCGAATGAGCGGTTTGATGTCGAGGTTGATGAGGATACAATTACACTCAAACGTATTGCCGCTGGCTACGATATTGAAGAATAATCTTGAGATTGCACACCCATGAGCGATAGTCCCAAATCCACGTTAGATTCTATCCTCAAGGCGGTTATTACTCGGGATGGTACCGGCCCTGCCGATACCATGCTGATCAACGCGCACCTCTCGCAGATGCGCATGTTTGGTATCCGCCAGGGGGTCGAGTTTTATCCTGAGCAAGATAATTTCGGTACTCAGCGCTTTGATTTTATCCAGCAAGTTATAAAGTTCAACAAACTGGATGCGCGATTAGATTCGATTTGGGATCGATTCCTCACCTACGGTAAAGGACTGTTCTATATTCGGCCTACCAAAAAGACGTATCGTCTTTACTGGTTTGACAAAGATTCTTACCGTACGTACTACTCACCAGAGGGTGACCTGGAAGAGGTCATCATCATTTACCCGTATAAAGTTAAGTCCAGTAAAGGTTTTCAAGGGGTTGGGCTTAGCACGGATAAGCGGTATATGCGATTGCGTATTACTGCTACGGAAATTGAAGAGTTTCATAGCGAACAGGAAATCTCTTTTGATATGCCCTCTTTGGAGTACGGCATCTTCGATAAGAAGACTGTTGCCAACTCCATGGAGTTCATCCCTTGCGTGGAGGTCTTCAACAATCCGGACGCTTTTGGTACCGAAGGCAGTGGCGAGTTTGAGTGGTTAGCCAACCAGATCATCGCTCACGATGAGATGGTGAAGAACATTCGAGCCAACCTCTCATTCTTCGGCAATCCGACGCTGCTTTCTTCACGTCCAAAACAAGATATCGTTGAAAGCGCTGACTCTGATACAGCCCAGCGCCCTAGCATCTCGAGCCAGTCAGGGTTCCAATCGGATTTCTTCCTGTCTAGTTCTACTTATAAGCAAGACAACGTAACCCGTCAGCCTCCCGGCTACATTGGCCGCCCTGGTTCCGGAATGCGCGTGCCTCGGGTTATCGCCAACCTGGAGCCAACCGACCGTGTTGGCTTCATTACACCTAATGCAGTCAGTACTGATCAGTCTCGTTATTCTGAACAGTTGCGCAGTGAAATCCGCCTGGCGTTGGGCGGTATTGATGACCTGAGTATCACCAACGTCACGGCGACAGAGATCAAATCGGCATATGGTCGTGTCAGTGCTACTGCCAAGAAGAAATGCTTAATGCTGTATACCTACGGCATCTGTAAGTGCTTTGAATTGATGATCTTCCAGGAAGAGCAAATCTTCCGGAAGTCGCTTGCTTATGCTTCGGGTATTAAATATCCAACTCCGCCAGAGGATCCGGAAGACGAAGCCGCTCAACAAAAATACGAGAAACAAAAAGCTAATTACGAAAAGAAATTACAAAAGGCAATCGATCAAGCGATTGAAACCAAAGAGCTTCCAGATGGCGTTCTGGGGTTAGCTCCCGATGGCGATCGAACTGTCGCTTGGCGTTGGATGGGTCCTGTGTATGAAGATACTGCACAGGATAAATTGAACCAGTCTATCTTTACCAGAAACCTACAGGAATTAGGGGTTGATAGCATTGAAGCACTGAAGTATTTATTCCCTTCAAAAACGGATGACGAAATCGCGAGCATGCTCTCCGGTTTCCCATTCCGAATGGTAGGGGAAGTACAGAGGGCCTACTCCGCATTTATTGATCTCGTCAATCAAGAAATGCGGACTCCACATCCGCAGCAACCGAATTTACCGATGGCTGCGGATCCGAGACTTGATCTCACTCCCTTCCTTTACCGAACACTCGAAAGCCTACAAAAAGAGGTAACCTATGCAGGCCGATACCGCAATGCCGACCCAATCGGCACCCCAAGTATCCCCGACCCAGCCGATCAGCTACGGGGCTCCGGTGGCGCAGACGGCGGCTCAAGCGCCAGCGGTTTCAACGACTTCCCAATGGGTGGCGCCTTACCAGCAAATGGCGGCCCCAGCCCCGCAAATGCAGGCCCAGATGGGGGTGAACGGCTACCAATCAGCCCCTACAGCGTCGTACCCCCAAGCACCCCAGGCGCCCCAACAAGCGGAGAACCCGTACAAGGAAGCGTTCAACCGGGTGGTGGGGCTCCTGAGTTCGCCCGTCCAATTCCCCTTCCAGGGTCAACCGTCGAATCTGAATCCTCAGGTCGATCCGGCCAACTTCGCTTCCCAACAGGCTCCCCAGTACAGCAACGCGGGGATGCCGACCTCTATGCCTGGGACCAACAGCAACCAGGCTTACTCCAACGGCTCTTCCCAAACTTCTCAGGAAATCAGCCCCCAGCAGCTCCGAGCCAACGGGGTAAGCGAAGCAAGTCTTGAGATTATCGATCATTTCGGTCCCGACGTTCCGGCGATCCTCAATACTTATGCCTGCCAGCTGGAAGATGCTCTGATCACCACCAACAACCAGCTGATCGAGGCCGTCAATCTGCTCCAGGAACTGTCTAATGAGCACAAGGCTTATGAGACCATCCTGACTGATCCCGATGTGCTCGCCGATTACACCTGTGAGTTCTTCGGTGAGAACGGTCCCTATCCCATCCCTGATGAAGAGATTGGCTACGCCGCTCCTCAGCAAGCTCAAGCTCAGGCCGTGGGTCAGCAATTCCAGCGTCCGGTCGCTCCTCAGCGCCCTGAAATGCCGGTCCCTCCTCAGCCCCAAGCTCAGGGTAACCCCGTTGATTTCTGGAATAGCTTCGGCAGCCTGGCCGACCGTGATCCCGCCAACGCTTGGCGCTATCTGAACGCTGCCCAGGCCAACCCTGAGGTGTTCCGCCAGAAGCTCCTGGTGATGGAGTGATCTGTTAATACAGAGAATGTAAAATAAGGGGTAGCAAACGCTGCCCCTTTTTTATTCAAAAAGGATTTATTATGGCATCAAAAAAAGCAAGTGCTGGGGATAGGGCCGCTCAGTTTCTCGCTAGCTTCGGGACTGCTGGTGGTCCAATCGGTGCTCCTGGCCTTGTGATGTTTGGTGCCGGCGATACTGCCCGCCAAGTTCAATCTGGCAATGTCGATGAGTATTCGGCTATTCGATCTGTCGCAGCTCCTGTCGTGGGCGATCCCAATGCCCCACAGCCCCCAATGCCGGCTGATTTGGATGCGGCTTATCTGAAGTTAAATCTGCCTGGTTCTCCTCTGCCTCGCAATGGTTTACTCGCGCCTCAATTCCAGCGGGCAGCCGAGATGACCCAAAACCAAGCTTTTACTAAC